CATACAGACTAATGCTGTCGTCTGCAGATATATAGTCGATTATTTCGTTTGCAATGTCTGTAACGTCTTCTTTGATTTCAACGAAAGGCTTCATCGATCCCTCTAACTTTATCTTGTTCTTTTAAGAATGCTTCTAATTCAAAGTCATTGTTTCTTTGGGTTGCTACTAAATCAAACTGTCCAGTGCATGCGCTGGTAAACTTGTTTCTATACTTAACACTTAGCACATCTGGCTTTTCTAAAAATGCATAACTGTGTTCTAGTTTGTTTTGTTTAACAAACTTAATTATATTCCTAAAGTCTCTGATGTTTAGTGCGCTAACTGTTGTCCAAGTGTTGAGTTTTATATTCATGTCCTTGTATATCATTAGGTTACTATAAAACTTATCCCATTTGATAGGCCAGCGTACATAATCATGCACATCGCCTATGCCATCTAAACTTGCTGTTACAGTTACATCTACGCCATTTGCCGCAATGTCTTCAAGTTCTTCAATTACCAAACTGCAATTGGTATTAAGACGTAATGACTTTAAATTGGGTGGTAAGTTTTGCAATATCCGTTTGTAATTCTTACTTGCACTTGGTTCGCCACCGTTAATATCCAGGTGTACAACACGCTCAAGTGGTAAGTTCCAGTATGCGTTGCTGTTGTCTACCACAGGATATATCTTGTTGGTTAAACTGCCAATCTTTGTGCTGTAGGACGCATCACAACTAAAGCATGCACTGTTGCATACGTTGTCCAGTATGCCGCCTACTGTGAGATAATCATGTTTGGTTTGTTGTTTGTCAAATTCTATAGCATTTTGTCTAATGCTTTTGCCGTTGACACTTTCAGTATCACGACATCGTATGCATTCTGCAGGCCAGTCCTCATTCATGTGAATACGATACATCCAGTCACTGTGTTCCATTTCTTCAAGACTGGCAAACTTTGGTGGATCCACCATGTGCCCACAACGGCTTACAGTACCGCCTGGGTTGAATCTAACAAAATGTTCTAATCGAGGACACTGCATAAATCTTTTGATCTCTGTATAACTTCTTTGTATACTTGTGGATAACGATGCTTTACTGTTTGCACTATCTGTTTAAACGTAACAGTTTTATTTAATAGTTCACCAACCAACACCTGATCTAGTTTATAATAAAACTGTATCTTAGGATTATCCGAATTAATCAGAGGATCTTTTTCTGCTGACTTGTTCTCGTGATACTTGGTCACATCGCTGAGTTTACTTACATGATTAATCTTGATTTTGGCAGTAGTAAACCGTTGCAAGTTCATAATCCAAAAAAACTGTGGTGCATAGTGATTATTTAAAAAAAGATAATTGTGAATAAAGTGTGCTGTTGTTTCTAGTTCACATCCTTCTAGTAACATTTCATCCATGAACTTTTGAGCTCCAGACTCAAATCGTCCTATAGGGTCGCGAACAAATACCTCCACCACAGTGAGGTTCTTTATTTCATCTAAGGTTAACGTTCTAAACCTGGATTTGTGTAAACTTGTTGATCCGTTTTTGTGTATAGGAAAAACAAACCGTTGTGGGGCAACTTCTAATACCTCACAACGGTCCGGGAAAAGAATGTTATCAATTTGAGATAACATTTAACACAAGTTCCTTTTGATTACTTGGAACGATTTCTAATCATTGCTAGTATGTCTTCAGCACGTTTGCTGGAGTCACTAGCAGGTGCTTCTGCTGTTACAGGTTCGGCAGCAGTAGCGGGTGCGGCCTCAACAACTGGAGCGGGTGTAGCAGTCTCTGCACTAGGCGTAGGTTGTGCTACAGAAGGTGATGAGTCTGCGCTCTGTGTTGCTGGTGCCGTGTTTGTTACCATCATTCCTGCTGGTCTATAATACTGACCCCAACGCTCTGCATCATATGCTTCGCCGTCGACGCTGGCTTCAAACATTTCTTTGATTACTTTAAGCTCAACTTCTCCAGGTTGTTTTGGTAAGAAGTCTGTTAGATTGTACAAACCATGTGTGTCAATAGCCGCTTGTTCGTCTGCTGTTAGTGCAGATTCACGTCTACTCCACTTGCTGGTGCTATAGTCTGCATAGCCACCTTTGCTGGTTTTTGTAACTGTAAAATCTAGTCCTGCTGTATAGTCTGTTGGAAGGTTTTCCAACTCTGGATCCATAAGTGCCGCTTTGATCAAATTAAAGATCTGTGGGCTAATAACAAACCTACGAATAGGATTGTCTGGAGCCTTGTCATCAGCAAGAGCATTTTCTCGCACAAAACCTTGGAACAAGTAACTTTTCTTCTTCCAGTACTTACGACCCATGTCTTCCAAACTTGCATCTTTGAACCATCCACGTACTTCTGCTAGAATGGGGCATGCTTCTTTGTACATTTCTACACAGGGTACTTGTACAATCACAGGCTTGCTGTCTGCTTGACCTTTAACTCCAGCAAATGGAAGTCTGATCATCAAACGTTCTGCCCAAAAGAAGTCGTTGCTTGCGTTGCCGTCTGGTAGGAATCTAATTCTAGTGCTGGAACCTTCTGATATGTTCCAATGCGGATAAATGGCGTTGTCGCCTGGGGATCTTCCTCCGCCTGCACTGCGTGTGTCTTGCGCTTGTAGTTTTGCTCTAATTTCAGCCAATGATGTTGCCATAATATGTTTCTCCTTAATAAAATTGCCTTAATAAATGTGCCTAGATATAACATTGCACTGTGCAACATTATAACAGTATTATTTATCTTGTCAAAGAGAAATTTATTATTTTTTGTCCAAACCACTTAACCAACGAATCATGTCTAAATCATCTGCTGATTCTTTGGTAATAATGTCTCGAACTTGTTTGAGATTGTCTGAACTCTTTTTTCTTGCATCAAGTTCTTTTTCTAACTCAGCAGTTTTAGGTCTGCTAGTGTCTAACTGTTTGGTTAGTCCGTGTATCTTATGGTCAATCTCTGTACCCTGGAATTCATTCATTACTGGATCAGTATTACCAGCTGGCATTGTGGTATCACCGTAAGTGTCATTGTCTGGTTCTTGTGGGCGGGGTGCAGGAGCGGTTGTGTTTACTGCTTGTGATTGCAGTATTGCTTCAAGTTCTTCTGCTAGGTCTGGTTCACCGTTTTGGGCTAGCCAGGCAGCAATCATAGGCCTTGCATCTACATCTGGTCCTTGCTTGCTTAAATCTTGTAACTGAGCTGATAAATCATCGTTATCAACAAAACTAATACCTGCTATTGCGGCAATAGCATCTTGTCCGTCGACACCAACTGTGATTGGATCGTCGAATAGTTCTGTCAGCTTATCAGTTGCGGCTGGGCCGAATGTTTCTTCTGTAACGTCTGTAGCCCAATCTTCAAATTGACTTGTATATGCTCTATGAACATATGGCAATGCGTCATTAAGCCTATCGTCAAAAATCTTCTTAACAAAACGTTCACGCATTTCATCTATATCAACATTATCTTCTGGTTTGGCATAGTTTTCTGCCATTTGTAAAAGCAATGCGTGACCATTACGTCCTTTGAAACTTTCTAAATTCTTTTTAACTTCTTGATAGCGACCTATTGCCGCTTCAACCATGCGTGTTGTTTCTGTATCTTCAAATGTTCTGTTGTTCATGCTACGAGCAAAGTGTCGCATAGCACTCATTTCTTTAACCATTTCAGCAATAACTTCGCTACCGTTATCGTTTATCTCTCCACCACGATTTAGGTGATTTGCTAATGCTCTGGCACCATGCAAGTTTTTATGGTCTAAGAGGAAACGTTCGCCTACAGGAGTTTCGATAAAAATCTTACTGATGTTTCTAGCACGGGCACCATGTTTGTCTGGATCTACTGATTCTACGTGCTTGATAATAATCTTGTGTTCACCTAGGTTTGCGTAACTGGTATGCTTGTCTCTATTGTCACCATACAACTTTGACTCACCTAGTTTTAAATCTTCAGTATCGTATGTATCATCGGTGGTACTTTGTTGTTTGAGTTGTTTTACATCCAAGTTACTGCGATTGATATCACGCACATCAAAGTTAAGTAGATTTCTTTTAGCAAACATTCTCAATTCTTTAAGGAACCCGTACCACTCTGCTTCTTGTGTTTCGCTTAGTGCTTCTGTAATGTTAGAACCAAAATACACTTTTAGGTTGTCCTCATCAATTAAACTGAGAGTAACATTACCGTAGTTCTCGCCATCTTTTCCTACATAGTCAAAATTGATAAATCTTGCACGTTCAGGATCACTGGTACGATTGGCTTTGTCATTCCCAAGACTCACATTGTCAAATTGAGCACGGATTTTTTCAAATAAAGAAGCTGATATTTTATCTAGTTCACGCATTATATTA